GCCGTGCGCCACGACCATTCCGTGGGGTGCGATGATGGTGTTCAAGATGTTCCACTCCTTCAAGCGGGCGGTGGGATATCTGGGGTCGCATCCGGATTGCCGTCCGGGGCGGCCCCGTGGTGCGTCAAGGGGTCAGGCAGCCAGTGCGCGCTGTGCGAGCGGGTCCGCCGCGAACCTCGCGGCCATCCACGCCTCGGCCACGGAGCGCTCGTAGAGGACGCGCCCCTGGACCTTCACGCCGGCCGGGCCCTGCCCGCGGTGCCGCATGATGCGAACCGCGTTAGGAGTCATCCGGAGTTCGGCGGCGAGTTCCTTCGTTGTCAGGAAGCGCGAAGCGGTGGTCGTCACGCTCATCGTTGGGCTCCGTTCTGTCTCGTTCGATGTCGCTGATCCGGCATCCGAGCTGCTCGGCGATGCGGGCCATGACCTCGGGCTGTGCACCTCTGAGTCCGCGCTCGATGCGGGACAGGTGCGGGTGGCTGAGTTCGACGGCCAGGGCGAATTTGCGCAGGCCGTAGCCGCGTTGTTCGCGCTGCCTCCGAATTTCGAATCCGTCTGGCTGCACAACCAGAACCATACGCAACGAGACCCAGCGACACAAGCTGAAACACAGCGACACTCAACAAACGCGAGCGTGTGTGCATGGTGTGAAGATTCGCTCTGGCTTGCACCAAGTCGTCCGAATGCGCCGTGGCACTAAGGGCCACCTACCTCTAACCTGGTGCCAAACGGTGCCGATCGGTGCCTGCCGACCGGCATCGACCGCAAACGGAGAGGCCACCCCCCATGACCCCCGACCCCCAGGCCTGGGCCAGGCTGGGCCACCTGCTGAAGCAGGCTCGGCTTGCTCAAGGCCTCAAGCAGTCAGAACTCGCTGAGCGTGCAGGAGTGTCCACGGCGAGTGTTCAATCGGCAGAAGCCGGCGCCGTCCCGAAGGCCCGCATGCCCACGACGCTCGGCCCGATCGCCACCGCCCTCAGCTGGCCGGCCGGAGCGATCGACCGAGTCCTCGGTGGCGGAAATCCATCGGTCGCCGGCAAGGCAGATGAGTGGCGCGATGCGTCAGTGCAGCAGCAGATCGACGCCGAGGTGGCATCGGGGATCATCACAAATGCCATGGTCCGGGCCACTTCGAAGACAACGTCGGACGAGATCAAAGAGGCGACCAGGCTGGCGCTGGACGAATTTCGCCGGCACGGCCTCATCGCCGAGACGAATGGCGCACAACCGTCAATGGATGGTGCAAACACGTAGTCACCAAGCGGTCACTCGGCATATGGTCCTAGTCCCCGGAGCTTGTCGTTCCGGAAGAGAGTGGGGGCATTGCCATGCACGCAGAACCGATAGTGATCGCAGTAGCTCTCGGCCCGCACGTGGCCGCGCTTACCTGCCGCATCAACGGGCGGCTCGCCGCCGCGATCAACACCCGCACACGCACAGACCCCGTCATGCGCACAGAGGCGGGCTTGGCCCTTCTGGGTGCTGGGGTCGACGCAGCACACGCCATGGGGGCAATCAATGGGGTACGTCGCTGACCGCTGGCACAAGACGCGGCCCGGCCCGGACGAGCCGGAATGCGGTCAGCACAAGGGCATGGTGGCCTCCGCTTCCCACGGGAGAGGCAAGCGGTGGCAGGCCCGGTACGACGACCCGAACGGGAAGGAGGTCACCAGCCTCTGGGCCACCAAGGTCGAGGCTGAACGGGAGATCACCAAGCAGGAGGGGGCCAAGCAGTCTGGCTCCTGGTTGGACCCGAAGGCGGGCAAGGTCACGGTCGAGCGGTTCGCCCTCGATACGTGGCTGCCCGCCCAGTCCATCATCGGCCGCAGCGAAACCGAATACCTTGGTGTGCTGCGCCGCTACCTGTTCCCCGAGTGGGGACACCGCGAGATCCGGTCCATCAAGCCGTCCGAGGCTGGAGCCTGGCAGAAGCTTCTCACCACCAAGTACAAGCTCAAGGGCACGTACCCGCACAGGGTTGCCCGCTACGTACGCGGCGTGTTCCGGCTGGCCGTCATCGACCGCGTCATCCCCGTGTCGCCGTTCGAGAAGATCCCGGCGCCCGCCATGGACGAGTCGACTGTCCAACCGCCCGACATTGCCGAGGTGCGACAGCTCATCGCCGCCGCCTATCACGACCGGTGGCGCACCATGATCGAGGTCACCGCCCTGACCGGTCTGCGCTCCGGCGAAGTCCGCGGCCTGCGCCTCGCGCGCGTGGACTTTCTGCGGCGCACCATGCTCGTTGACCAGCAGCTGGTATATGAGAAGAAGAAGGGCATGTACTTCGACGAGCTGAAGACTGGCGCCGGGCTTCGCACCCTCCCCCTGAACAAGCGGGTCGTCGACCTCCTGGCCGCGTACGTTGAGCGGCACCCCGTGCCACGCGAAGGCCCCGGGGCCGGGCTCATCTTCACGATGCCGGCGGGCAGGCTGATTGGGGAGTCCACATTCGACTACGCCCTCAAGTCGACGTGCAAACGAGCCGGGGTGATGGCGCGGCACTGGCACGAACTTCGCCACCACTACGCCTCGGTGCTCATTGCGGGCGGGGAGAACCCCAAGGTCGTGCAGCGGCGCCTCGGGCACAAGGACGTCATGACCACGCTGCGGACGTACTCGCATCTCTTCGCGGAGGCGGAGGAGAAGACGCGCGACGTACTGGATGCGGCGTGGGCCGAACCGGTCGGGGCCGGTGACGAGGCGAAATCTTCTGCGGCGAGCGGAAGGGTTCCGGAATCCCGGGGCCGTCCCGAGGTTGTTTCCCAGCTCAGAGCGTAGTTCGGTACATCAGAGCTGGATGTTCCAGGCGGAGTCAGTGTGAGCAGGTCAGAGGGCTAAGTGTGGGTTGACCTGCGAAAAAGAGTCTTTCGATGTGTTTCAATCCATTCCGGCGTGAGTCTCTGTCGTACGGAAAGATTCCGGAATTTGGCCACTGAGCGGAAGAGTTCCGGAACGCTTCACCGCCTCTGACCACTGGAACAACACCCGAAGACGTCACAGAAACCGGAAGGCCCCAGGCTTCCCCATCGCGGGAGCCCGAGACCTTCTGTGATTTCGATCAAGTGCGACCGTTTGAGTACTGACTCAAGATCATTCGCACGCAAGCGTCAGAGCTGTGCCCCTGAGAAGAACGCCTCTCCCCGAGTGGGCCCTTGCCCGCCGCCGGGAGCTGGGGCTACGCCTCGCCGCCGCCCGCCGCAAGGCCGGCCTCTCCCAGGAGCAGCTCGGCGACCGCGTCGGCGTAGAGCGCCGGACGGTCCAGCGATACGAGTCCGGCGAGCGTGACCCCCGATTCACTGACCTGCTGCTCCTGGCCGACGCCCTCGGTGTCCCGCTCGCCGACCTCGTCCGGACATGACCCCGCCCGCGGCCCGGATCGGCGCGGGCCACGGGCGGGTGTTCATGTGCGCTGCCACGCGGGTTCGAGAGACCGGAGGTGCTCCAGCCGCGACCGGACCCGCCCGAAGAACTGGGCTTCGTCAGCAGCCAGCTCCGACAGCAACCGCTCGTGCACCCGCCACGCCCCGGCGTCGATCTCGTACCGGCAACCCACGCAGCGCAGCCAATCCGACCCGGCCGGCCTCAGCGATCCATCGCACCGCGGACAGTCCATGGTCCCCCTCCTCGTGCACGCCAGGCATCGTGTTGCCGCAGCCCCAGCACTGCCACCAGCCGCCAGCCGTTCGGCTCATCTGGCCGCCGCACTTGTTGCACCCCATGATGTCTTCCTCTCGTTGCTGCGGATGGTCAGGTCTCAGTCAGTGGTGCGCGCGTCAGCCAGCCGCTGCTCACGGGTGCGCTGGAGCCAGATCAGGTTGTCGAGCACCGGATCCTGCTCGGCCCGGCGACGCACCTGCCGACGGGGCTGCTCAGCCTGCGGCTTCGGCTTGTCCGTGCCGCTCACCCCCGGGCCTCCTGCTCTGCCGCGCGGTACTTCGTCCGCAGCCGGTCCGCAGCCGAGCAGTTCGTCCCAGAGCGGCAGGCGTGACACTTCTGGGTATGCACGATGTACGCGCGATACGTGGCCTGCAAGCGAGCAGAAATGGGCGGGGTCGTCATGGTCGGCTCCATGTCGAAGAGGCTGGTGACCACATGGTGACCCCACGAAATAGCCCCGGCTGGTATCAGTTGATACCAGCCGGGGCCACAGGTTCACCCAGTGTCAGACGCCCAGCCAGGAGCCGTACGACAGGAAACTGTCGGGCATCTGCCGCTTCGCTGCCTCCAGCCCCGCGTATGTCTCCCGCACCGTCGGGTGGTACTTCGCCTGCTGCGGCGCCGCCTTCCGCGCTCGCACCAAATTCCTGAACGCGTCATCCAACTCGCCCGTCCACATCTGCGCCCGCGCCAGCTCCGCGAAGTGGTGCGACTGCCGCGACACCGGGTACTCCCGGGGGATCACCATCCCCGTGCCAGCATCAGCCGCAGCCCCGTACTCGTCCAGCTCGGCCAGCACAGACACCCGGTGCACGGACACGTTCGTCGGCCCGAACGCCAACCAGTGGACCTGTACGGCCTCGCCTGTCTGGCTGGCGATCCGGTCGGCCTCGGCCAGGTACCCTTCCGCCGCGCTCCGGTTCTGCGCCCGCCCGGCCATGACGGCGGCGCCGAGGTGGAGTTGCCCCGTCAGGACGTCCCGCTCCCGGGAGTGGTCCGCCTGCTCAAGGACACCCAGCCCGACCTGGATCAACCGATCCCCGGTGCGGTACTGCCCGGCCCGGAGGTACGTCAGTGCACGCATGTAGCGGCCCATGGCGCCCACGACGGCGCTGGACGCGCGCTGCGCTGCCCAGTCCATGCGGGCCAGGGCGATGGTGGCCAGGTCGCCGAAGCCCAGCTTGCTCGCCACGTCGTAGGCGGTGCGGTACGTCGACGCGAGGAGCAACCAGCCCTCAGTGGACGACGCCTCGTGCGCCGCAGTCGTCGCCTCCAGCAACAGCCCCGGCAGTTGGCCGGCCACCTGCTTGATCTCGCCCGCGCGGACGGCGGCGAGCATGGACTCGGCGTCATCGTGCAGCAGCTGAACGGGGCGGGGCTTGATCTCCGGGTCCGCGCCGAGGTCGAAGACATCGAGCGCCTCCCGGATGGGTTGGAGGAGGACGTCCAGGTCATCGGCCCGGAGTTCGGCTGCGTAGGGCTGGCCGATGATCGTGGCCACCTCGACGCGCAGAGCGCGGGAGACGCGGCCCACGAGGTACGGGCTGGCTGGCAGCTTTCCCTGCTCGGTCTTCGTGAGGGTGTTGTAGGGGATCTGCGCGAGGTCCGCCAGGGCCTGTTGGGTGAGGTGGCGTTCGAGGCGCAGCCGCTTGATGCGCGCGCCGGTGTGGTCTTGGGGAAGAGACGGCATACTGAACTCCGTTCTGACTCGACACCAGAACGGTACCCGCGGTCGGCTCCGCGTGTGCCCCGGTGGCCCCTTCGTCCCTTGTGACGGCGGGGCCACCGCCACGTCCGGACCCCCTCGTCGTACGATCCGGCTGTGGCAATCGAACTCACCGACGAACTGATCCAACTGGAGCGCGCCGCCTGGGCGGAGCAGCAGGAGAACCGGCTCACCGTGGCCACGGCCGCCGCCGTACAGGCCGCGGTCACCGCTCACGCGCAGGCCACCGGGCAGAACCGGTACGAGGTGGAACGGGAGTTGAAGCGGCGCGTCCGCCACCCCGAGCCCGACGCCTGACCCCGGACACGACGAAACCGCCCCCCACGCCCGGCCCGAAGGCCAGGCACAGGGGGCGGTACTGCTCTGGTCAGACTCCAGCCCGGTTGTACTCGTCGACCAGCGGGTGCACCGGCTCCGGCTCAATCCCCGCCCGGTGCATCTGCCCAGCCCACCGGTCCGTTGTCCACGCGAACGCACGCAACACCGACTCCACCCGGGACACCCGGCCCCGTAGCTGCCCGTTGTCCTCGTCGAGCCGGTTCACCGTCGCCTGGAGAACCGCGAACCGCTGGGCCTCCGCCTGCGGCTCCGTCTGGATACGGGCGATGGCCTCCTGCGCAGCGGTCGTCACCCGCGCCGCGCGGACTGTGGCGCGGGCCACGAAGAACCCGCCGCCACCGAAGACACCGAGGGCGGCCGTTATCAGCGTGACAATCTCCGTGACGCTCACGGGGCCTTACCTTTCCGGGCCCGGCGCGGCAATGGGGGGACGGAATACTCCGGCACCGTGCTGGCCCACATGATCACCCCGACGTGACTCGTCAGGTACCAGAGCGCGACAAAAGCGCCGCGCGCGTATTCGCCGGTGAGGACGGCGGAGAAATACGCGATAGCCCACACCGACGGCGGAACGATCGCGGCCATAAAGCCCCAACCGTCCCGGCCGATCCGCAGGAATGCACTGGTCGCAGTGACAGCACCGGCCACAATCCACAGCCACGCCCACGAGGCGAGGCTGCACCGGTCCGTCAGAAGATCCAGCCCGGCCGGGTCCTGCTGCGGCGTCACGATGAACCCGACGCCCCAGCAGATTTTCCCGATACCCAGGATGAGGAGGATCTGCCCGCGGCGGCCCAGGTGCAGCCGCAGCCACCGGGCCGCCGCGGTGCGCATCAGACGACGCTCCTCGGGGTGTGCCGCGCCTGATACCCCGCCAGCCACGTCAGAGCCGTCGGGACCAGCGCGAGGATCGGCGCCTGAAGCCACACCGGGAGCGGGCCCAGGAGCGAGCTGTCCGCGACGACGGCGTTGAGTACAGCGATGACGAGACCAGCGAGGAACGTGGCGGTGCTGGCCGCCTTGACCTTCGCTTCGGTGGGTGCAGTCATGTCAGGACTCCTTCTTCTGTGCGGCCACCAGTTCGGCGACCTGCTTCTGTGTGTCGCGGACCCGGCGCACCAGGTCCGCCATGACCGTGCGCCCCGACCAGTAGTGGCCCGGGTCGGTGGTCTTGGCGCTGTACTGCGGGTCGTCCTCGGGTGCGAGGTACACCCCGTCGGCCTTGGCCAACTTCTTCCAGACCGCGTTCGCGATCCGCTCCACATCGGTGTCGGACAGTCCAGCCACGGGGTCCTCCTTGCTCGGGATGGTGGGCTTTGCCGGGGCGCTCGCCCCCTCGGGGTTCCAGCTCGCGGGGCGCGCGAGGCGCTCGGCAACAAGGGCGCGCACAGCAGGCGGGGAGACACTCACGCCACCATTGCCCGTGCGCGGGTCGATCTTTCCGGGCTGCCACTCCAGGTGGCCGATGACGGACCGCGCCGTCCACCCCTTCTCGGGCCCGCCGTACGCGCGCAGGATCGCAGCGGAGGCGCGGACCATCGCGTCGCGCTGCACGGCCGGCCATGGGTCCTTCCCGTCGCCGAGGTTGATGCACTCGAACCCGTAGAAACAGGTGTTGCCGTCGGTGTTCGCCTCGTTCGGAGCGAGCACCTTGGCCCGGTCATACGACTCCTCCCGGACCTGGCGCAGGACATCGTCGTCACCCCGCCCGGCGTGGTTGGCGCGGCCAGCGGACACGAGGTAGACCGTGCCGTCCTTGTCGATGACGCCGTGGCACAGCGGTCCGGGCAGTGCGGAGTGGCCGTTGTAGCAGAGGGCCACCGAGCCGGACGTTCCCGACGTCACGGTGTGATGAAGCATCACGCCGTTGATCGGACCGAACGTGCCGGTGGAGGCGGGGCGTCGGTGGGTGCGCCAGTCCTTGTACTCGACGACGGTGAGGCCCTCAGCGCGGACGCGCATTCCACCGCGTGGGAC